TGCCGAATTGTCGTCAGACTGGTTCATCCAGCGCCTCCTGCAAAGTTCGTTCGACGTCCCGAATGATCCTCGGCGCTTCTCGCTCGATCACCGCCTCGTCCGTGAGCCAGCGGCCACGATGGACACGAGCCTGCACCGCCGCACTTTGCACGAGCGGCGCATACTCCGTATTGTTGCCGACTTCGCGACCAACCATCGTCGCTGTGCGGATCGGCCTGGTTGTCCAGCGGCGGCCAAGTGTGCCGGTGCGGCGATAGCGGCTGTTTGCCGGAGGCGGCGGGTAGACTTTCATACCAGCCTCGATGCGAAAAGCGCCGCGGTCTATCGGCCCTTCCACGATGCCCAGCACGTTGCGCCCACGGCGACTCAGCGCCTCGGCGATTTCTTTTGCGTTGCTCGAAATGCTGATCTGCATGTTGCCTCCTACCGCCGTCCTGCGAAGCCGATGGAACGCAGGTGCTTCGGGCCGCAAATCGGGCAGACAAGTTCATCCTGCGCCGTCAGCCAGACGTATTCCCAAATCCCGTCATCCGCTTCCATCAGCGACACCCAGCACCGGCAACGCGGGTGCGCTGGTGGGCGCTCCGACTCCGGCGGGCGGCGATTGAATCCCGCCTGCTCGTAGAGCGTAAAGCTGCCTTCTGCATATGCCCTCGTCGCCTCGGTTATGGCGATTGCCGCCGCACGATCCTGGCCGAAGATCGGCGTCAGGCTGTCGATGAGTGCGTCGAGCGGTTCGCCGCTTTCGACCCAGCGCATGACTGCATCGCTCAGCATCCGGCGGCTATTCTCGTTGAGCAGACTGACCAGGCTGTAGCTGTACTGCTGCGCCCACGTCCTGGCGGCCTCATTTGCCAGCCGCCAGTTAACGCCGACGTCGATGCTTTCCAGCTTGTCGAACGTAACACGCACGCCACGACCGGCGGAGTCACGCAGCAGCACCTCCAGCGCCTCGCGCAGATCGTCGTCTTCCGTCGGAATCAGCCGCTCGACGTTGTTGAGCCGCTCCGGATCGAGGTTTTCCACCACGGCGGCACGCTGACGACGCAGCGCATCCTCGATGGATGCCTGATGCGTGCTAGCCAGGTCACCGATCTCATCGCCCTCCGACTCCGGGTCGTCCGGGTCGGGCAGCAGGATCATGCGATTGCTACGGATAGCCGCGCCAAAAGGGATGGGCGGCGTTATCCGCCAACCCGCCTCCTTTCGCTGCATCCAAGCGTGGCGATGCGCTCACTGCATCCACCGGCAGATCGGGCATGTACGCCGCCACGAATGCCCGCGGGTCAACGGTGGCGCCGATCTTCTGCAGCGCCTGCGCGCTGATGTCGGCAATCTGCGCCTGGCGGTGCGGGTCGTTTTTGCGCAACGACGGCCACCAGACGGTGTAAGCTCCGGAAGACGGCGGCGGCAACACGCCGAGCCACAGCAGCCGGTTGACGAACGGCTCGATGATGACCGGCGCCAGGTGCTGGCGCTGGCGTGCTTCGATGAAGTCGATCCAGTTTTCATCGTCCTGAGTGCTCGCCAGTTCTCCGCGCTCGCTGCCGGTCAGTTTGCGCAGCGGGATGCCGGTGGCGGCGGAGATCAGGCGCAGTGCGTTGGTGATGGCGCCGGTCGGGTCTTGAAGCTGGCTGCTCAGCGTCGTGGCTTCGTAACCGTTGACCTCCAGGAAGCGGCGCAGGCCATGCACAAACTCGTCGATCTGTTCTTGCCGCTGCTCGGCGCCGTCGTCGCTTAACTCGTAGCCGTCACGCGTGCTGAAGATGTAGCCGGGCTGCATGACCGTCCAGCCAGCCTCGCCGGTGGCCGCCATGATCTTCTGAATGTCGATCAGGCGATTCCATACCGGCTCCAGCGCCGGAGTGCCGAACAGGTCGTTCGTTAACACGCCATCTGCCACGTGCAGGCAGCGTGTCCAGTGCGCACGCAGCGTCGTTTGCTGTCCAGATTCGATGCTGACCAACTCGTACAGCGTCGGCTTGCCGTAGCGCGGCGACGTGCGATCCGTCTCCCAACCCACGATGCGGGCGGAGCCTTCATCGTACACGCTGACAAAAAGCAAGTCGCTTATGTCACGCAGACTGTTTGCTTCCGCCGGTTCCTCTGGCGCTTTGCCGTCGTTGAGACCGAAGAACAACACGGCGTAGCGCCCGATGCGGCTGACCAGGTCGAGCCGAGTCAGCGGGTGGACGATGCCGGGCCTGGTCTCGGCGTCGTCTCGGGCGGAATTCACCAACCGCAGCCAGGCGTTAGTGAACGGCGTCCCCTCCGCACCTTCCGCCGTATCGATGCCGTCGAGCAGCGTCGGCGGGTAGCGCCAGGCTTCCACGACCGGCGCTGAGACGATGCGCTGCGCAATGTCTTGCCGCTGGAAGCACGCCAGGTACTGCTCGAATCTGATGCTTTTGTCGTAGCCAGCCGCAGCGTACACGTCGCGGCGTTTGTTGCCAAACGTCAGCAAGCCGTACTGCTGCGCCAGATTCAACCGGTCACTGAGGACGCCATTTGCACGCAAAATCGCCATGTTTCACCTCACTTTCGCAACCTTGCGGCTGCCGACTAACTTGTTGAATGCTCCCGCGCTGGCGTCCACCTGGTCAGCAAACTGGCCGTTGGGAAACGCCGTCAACTCGTCAATGTACGCACTGTTCCATGCGCCGCGAACCAGGAACACGTTCAGCGCTTCGCATTGCGCCGCAAACGGCTCAGCCCGTGTCTGCTTGTCGCCGCTGACCGTCTCTTTGTGAGCGTTGAATCCCGCCAGCATCCGCACGGTGTTCTCGGCGCTTTCTTTGCCGCCGCTGCCCGGCTCCTGCTCCAGCCAGATTTCAACGTTGCCATACAGCGCAGCGTCCGTCTCGGCGGTTTGCCGGATTATGCGCTCACGTTCCAGCGCGCTGTACTGCCCGCGCACGACGTGCTCCACGTAAAAGCGCCCGTCGGCGTCGCGTGCCATCAGCACGCCCGCCGTTGCTGCGCCGCCTCCGGCAGTGCCCGCCTTGTCCCAGTAGCGCACGCGCTTCGCCTGACGCGGCGCAGCGTCCACGACCTGGAACCACGAGCGCTTGAACATCGCCCCTTCCGCCGCCGTCGGCGCTCCCTGGTACTCCGCGGCGAACACACGTTCGCCAACGTCGCGCCGGATGCTGGTCAGCGCCTGCACGCTGTAGCGCCGTGGGGCGAGCGCTTCACCAGGCTGGCGGTTGAGCGGGTCGGGCAAACCAGCGGGCAAGCCGAGCCGTTGGTTGATGTAGTCTCGATCCTCCTGCGTTTCAGCCAGCGCAGGCAGGCGCAGCACCTCCCATTCGCCGCCCTGCTCCCGCAGCAAACGACCGGCGAGGTCGTCTTCGTGCCATCTTGTCATAATCAGCACGATTGCGCCATCTTCCCAGATGCGTGTGCGGAAGGTGCCGCGGTACCAGTCCCACACACGCTCACGGTACGTCGCCGATTGCGCCTGTTCCCAATTCTCGAATGGATCGTCGATGATGCCGAGCCGTGCGCCGTGGCCGGTGACCGGCCCGCCGATGCCGACGGCCAGCAGCGAGCCACGCCGACCGGCAAGCTGCCATCTGGCGACGGAGCGGCTGTCGTTGCGCAGTGTCACCGGCTCGTCCACCGGCGACAAGTGGCCGAACAGTCGCTGAAATTCATCCGATGCAATGATGTCACGCACCTGGCGTGACTTGCTTTCGGCCAGTGCTGCGCCGTAGGACGTGACAATCACCGGATCGTCGGGGTGCTTACCGAGCCAGAAGGCGGGCAGGCGCACGCTGACCAGTTCGCTTTTGCCGTGCTGCGGAGGGGCAAAAATCATCAGGCGGCGCAGCTTGCCAGCGACAACACGGTCGAGCGTCGAGGCGATGAGGCGGTGAACGGGTTCGGCGACGTACTGCGGATAGGTGAAAAGAGTGAAGTCGAGCAGGTGGCGGCGGGCATGACGCCGCGCCAGCACTAAGTCGGCGGCAATGGCAATTTCCAGGTCAATCCGCCTGCTGTGCAGTGTCGCCGCCACCATGTAGCCCTCTTCGCACAATGGCTTCCAACTCGGCGTCGCTCAACTCGTTGAGTTGCCGAATGTCCACGCTGGCGGTCGTCTCGCTGCGTGACTTGCGCGCTGTCTCGATGCCAGCGCGATCCAGGATGGCGATGGCGGCACGCAGCACGATTGCAGCGTCCTCGTGGCTAAGTTGCTGCACGAGCTTTCCTGCTGCCACAGGCGATGCCAGCGCCAGGCGGTGTGCGGCCCTCTGCAGCGCCTCCAGCGCCTGCTCGGATTGCCAGCGCTGAGCGATGTCGAGGACTTCGTTCAGCACGGACACGAAATTTTCATTCTTGCTCCAGCTTGAGTAATACGAAATGCGACTGCCGGTGTCTGGCCGGTTCAACGCTGACTCGACGGAACGGCCCGACAGCTTCGCATCAACAACTGCGATGATCGTGTTGCGCTTTTTGTTCTTGTGCGGCGGCAGCAACTTATCCAGCGCCGCCGAGGCCATTTCGATCCACTCGTCAGCTGCCATCGTTCACCAACTCCGGCGTCTTGCCGGTTGCCTGCGACCAGCGCTCGCAAATGACTGCGATATACTCTGGCACTAATTCTATCGCCCTCACGCGTCGCTCTGTATTTTCGCCTCCGATCACAGTCCATCCAGCGCCAGCAAACGGGTCGATCACAATATCGCCCATCTTGCCGAATTCGGTCATCAAAAATGCAGCAAGCGCTGCCGGTTTTTGTGTGGGATGCCACCTACGTCCTCGTTCAGAATCACGGAGCATCCCGTTCCACCGATGCCTAAAGACTTTAGCAGCCCGATTTACGTTACTCCATGCCAGTTCACAATCAGCGAAATTCCCTGTCGTTTCCTTATCCCATACTACCCAACATGGCGAGGCTTTCAATACTTCAGAATAATAATTCGCACCAAACCAAAATTGCGCAGCTTGAGGATACGCATTCAAATAAAATGTCACAGCCCGGATCGCCGTGTCTGTTGTTTCATCCCCCACGATCGGCATATATTTGCCAACGTCAACAACGCGCGCGGCTCTATTGGAGCCGCGCACGTTGCTCGATCCAAAAGGCTTGGCGCCCCCAATGGCGCCGAGCCTTTTGTTTTTTTGATACTCCTCGATTGCGTAATGCCCGTGGCGAAGGCGATAACCTTCGCCACCGCCAACATAACCTTTTCTGCGCCCTTTCTTCCCGCCAGAAGGAATCATGCCCGCAGCGGATTCTCCGCCGCCAACGGATACGTTGGCGGCGACGATGCTCAAGCCGTAGGGAGGGTCTGCGATCACCATATCCGCCTTCTCCCCCGCCATCAAACGCTCCACCACCGCCGCATCGGTGCAATCGCCGCAGATCAGCCGGTGCTCGCCGAGCTGCCACAGCTGGCCAGGCTCCACGCGCCATTTTTTCCGCAACTCTTCCGCCCGGTCGATCTGCGGCTCAGCGTCAACGATGCCACGCTGTTCGCCGCCGACTTCCGCCAGCAGCGCCGCAAATTCGGCGTCACTGTATCCGACCGCCTCCAGCAGTTCGGCGTCTACGTCTTTGATTTCTTCCAGGATGGCGGCCAACTGCGCCATGTCCGGATCGCCCTGCCGCGCAAGTTCGTTGTCTGCGGCTACATACGCCAGCGCCAGGTGCTCCGGGTAATCGTCTGGCAGCACATCAGCACGGATGTGCTGCCAGTTCAACGATTTCGCCGCTTCGACGACGCCGTGACCCGCCAGGATGGTCGAACGCCACACGACGACGCTGCGCACCTGGCCGAACTTGCGCAGGCTTTGCGCCAGCTTGCGCACCTGTGCCGCTGGGTGGCGGTTGTAGTTACGAGGATGTGGCGCAAGGTCTGCCAGCGCCACCATCTGGTTGGTTGGACGTACAATTTGTATCATATTTATGTCAATGGTACGACAAAATCGCTGACAATGCAATACCTTCACACGTCGCCGTTGAGCGCAGCGATCTGGAGACGCAACGCAGCCATGTCGGAGCCTGCCACCGTGACGGTGTCGCCTTTGAGCAGCCGGATGTAGGCATCGGCGGGCGAGGCGCAACGTTCACGCGGGTAGCTTGTTTGGCGTATCTCCAACGTCAGCCGGTCGTTGACGATCACTGGTTTGCATTGGTACGCCGTCGTGATGCCGCCTGCAACTGCCATGTAGTTCCTCCTTCAGTAAGTCCCAGTCGTCGAGCGATACCCACGCCGCTTTGCCGTCCGTCAGCTTGCGGCGTGCTCGCTCTAGCGTGTCGATGCGGACGTGGTAGATGTTGACTTTGCGAGCCGAGCCGTCGGGCGACACGGCTACGCACTGGACGTAATCATCCGACGTTCTGGCCATCCTGCGCCTCCTTCGCCAGCGCAACGATTTGCGCAACGCGTGCCACCGTGACCTGGCCGGTGCC